ACATCGCTGCGCATTCACAACAGCGCCCAGGGCGGGCCGGGATATACACACTTCAGCAACACGCTTGATAGTGAGTATTTCCGCCAGCTCACTGCTGAAAAACTGGTCAAGACAACCCGCGATTTCAACACCACCATGCAATGGGTAAAAACCAGCGAGCGTAACGAGGCCCTTGATTGCGCCGTCTACGCCCGCGCCGCCGTCTCCGTTCGCCGGCCAAACTTCCGCAAGATCGCCCGCAGCCTCTTCCGCGCCGCCGAAAAGCTCCGCCTTGAGCGCGAGGCCGCCGGTATGCCCGCGCCCGCGCCTACCGAGGAATACATCGGCTCCGCTACCCCAACCGATTGTCATCCTGAGCGACCAGAGGGAGTCGAAGGATCTGCGGTTGTTTCTTCACCGTCTCCAGTTCCCTCCAAGCCATCTAAGCCCATACCTGTGCGCCGCCGTCCCTCAGCCGCAGCCCGGCTCCGCAACTTTGGCCGCACGCTCTGAAAATAATCAGAATATCTGCATTTTTCTCTTGACACATTACGGTAATGTGCTATGCTTATTACAGATCAAACAAGAGGTCATCAACCTCATAGGGGGAAACGAGAATGAAATTCCACGCATACATTGTGACGCACCCTGAAAGGGAAATGTTTGTAGGTGATGAGCACACCCATTGCAGTGCCGCAATACTGACGAACGAGCATCCCTCCAGCTCCTACGGGATTCCTGTTGTAGTAAGACATGATGGTGAAGTATTCGGTCCCGCAGATATTCCCGGAGCTTTGCAGCCTTTTGCTTGCTCGGACGCTGATCTTCCAGAATGGCTCGCTTTCGCAAAATTGGGGAAGTTCACCGTTGAGCTTTGATCTCCGCCACGGCCACCTTGGGTAAGCGGTAGCGTCCGGCGTGGTAGCCGGGGCTGGGTACGCAACCCCGGCGAAACAATGAAAAGCATGAAAAATCCCGAACTTTGCACAGATCAAGAACTCGCGCCCTACGCGCGCGAATATATGCGCCGGTTGCGCGCTGGCCACACCGCGCGCCCCAAAGTTTTGCGGCCATGCCCGAAATGCGGCCGCCCTTTCGGCGCTCGTGAGCTGCGCAAACATATCCCCGATTGCCCGAAAAAATAAAGGCCGCCCCGCGCGGCCTTATCTAACCCCTAATCCCTATTTCCTAGCCCCTGTTTCACCTAAATTCGCGTTAAATCCGCTTTCTCGCCCATAACTAAGACATGGGAAACCTACTCAATCCAGCTACGCCGATCGACCAATTCTATGATTCCGATATTCCGCTGGAGCCTACCGACCTCCGCGCCGGCGATAGTTGGAATTGGGAGCGCGTATTCCCCGATTATCCCAGCGGACTCTATCAGCTCAAGTACATCCTCAACAGCGCGAATAACCGCTTCGTGATCGATGGAACGCTGGCCACCAATCCGCCCATCACCGCCGATAGCGACGGTCAATCCTTCGACATTCAAGCTCCCGCAACGCTGACCAATTCATGCCCGGCTGATACCTATCAGCTTATGGCTATCCTGATCGGCATTGCAGGCACCACGGCCGCCGGTGAGCAAGTCACCTTGCCTTTGCAAGACGTGATCGTGTCGCCGAACCTGGCCCAGGCCACCGGCCCCGTGGATACGCGCACCAATGTCAAAAAGAACCTCGACGCCATTGAAGCGTGTCTCCTGGGAAACACCGACCCCGGCGTCTCTGAGTACATGATCAACGGGCGCCAGCTCCGCCGTTTCCCCCGCGCCGATCTCATCAAAGAGCGCTCGTTCTGGCGCGCTCAATACAAAGCCGAACTCCGCGCCAAGGGTGAGTACGCCCCGCGCCGCGTGATCGGTTTCCGCTTCACAACCAGCGTGTAAAGGCAGGGACTCGGGATTAAGGAGCAACGTGAACAGTCACCTGATGTACAGCAGCCCACTCGATTACGAGGCAGAAAAACACGCCGCCGTGATGTCTTCAAACCGCAGAGTAGGAGGTAACATGCCGAGCCCTCTAGTCCCTAGTCCCTCAGTCCCTAATCCCTCGCTGGTTTCCCGGTTTCGCGGCGCTATTGACGTGTTTCTCGGCAAGCGTTCGCTCACCTCCGATTCCACGCTGGCTCAGCTCGGCGGCTCCAGCGGATATTCCGGCTTTCAGGCCGCAAAACAAAACCGGCTGAATGTCGATTGGCCATCCGCCTCGCGCTCCGCCGATCAGGACTTGCAGGTTGATCTACGCAAACTCCGCGCCCGCGCCCGCGATCAAGCTATCAACTCGCCCATCGCTTCCCGGTTCCTTGGCATGGTGCGCGCCAATGTCGCCGGACGCCATGGCGTCAAACTGGCCTTCAAAGTTCCCCAGGTGCGCAAAAGCAAAAACAGCAACGGACTGGATGAAAAGGCGAACGAAGAGTTGCGCCGCGCCTGGCATGAATGGGGAAAGAAAGGCTCCTGCACCGTCTGCGGCCGCTACTCGTGGCGCGAGGTGCAGCGTCTCATCACAGAGAACACAGGGCGCGACGGTGAGCAGCTTATCCGCAAGGTATACGTGCCCAAAACCGTTAACCCGTTCGGATTCCAGATACAGCTCATTGACGCCGATCAACTTGACGACAATTACAACCTCATGGGCCGCGCCGACGGCGTGCAGATCCGCATGGGCGTCGAGGTGGACGCCAATCAAAAGCCGTTAGCTTATCACATTTTTCAAGGCAATCCATACGAGGCGTCTTTTGGTTCATCCAACCGTGTGCGCGTGCCCGCTGACCAGATCATCCATTGGATCGTGGCCCACCGCACCGGCCAGACGCGCGGGTATCCTTGGATGGCCTCGGGCATGGGCCAGTTACGGATGCTTGACGGATACTTCCAGGCGGAGCTGGCCGCCGCGCGCATCGGCGCATCCATGGTCATGTCTCTTGAGACCGCCAAAGATGCCGACGCCGATGCGGATGAGATTGAAGGCGACGGAATCAATGCCGACGGCTCCAAAGCTATCGACCTGTCTTTTGGCAGCGCTCTAGACCTCACAGGCACCGGAGCCACGCTCAAAGATCACACGCCCTCGCACCCCACCAACGCCTTCGATCCGTTTACCAAACAGTCGGGCCGCCTGATCGCATCCGGTTTCAATGTTCCCTATCACTCGCTTTTCAATGATCTCAGCGGCGTCAACTTCAGCTCCGCGCGCATCGGCGAAATGGAGGTTCGCGAGTTTTGGATGGAGATGCAAACCTCGTTTATCGACAATGTGACTGAGCCGATCTTTGACGCGTGGCTCGGCGCCGGTCTGCTCAATCAAGCTATCAGTCTGCCCTTTGCGGATCGCAAGCGCTTCTGCGGCGAAGCCATCAAATGGGAGCCGCGCCGCTGGCCGTGGATTGATCCGCTCAAGGATGTGCAGGCCAATACTCTGCTCGTGCAGAATGGCTTTGAAACGCACGAAAGCATCCTCAACAGCGTGGGCCGTGATCTGGAAGAGACTTACACGGAGCTGGCGCGTGAACAGGAACTCGCCGACGATCTGGGATTGGCGCTGGGTACCGATATTCGTGGCCAGGGCACGAGCGAAATCAACAATGAGGACGAAACGCCGGAAGATGCCACCGGCGAAGAGCCAAAAGAGGGTAACGAGAAACCCGCCAAGCCAAAGGCCGGCACAAAGCCCGCGCCGGCCAAACCAAAAGTGAGACCTGGCCGCAGTCTTTCACGCGGAATGCACCCGGCCAACGCCGCGCTGTGGAGTTTGACAGACGAAGAGTAAGCAGGAGGGAACAGAGGTCAGGAATCAGGACGGTGACTTTTACCGGCCCCGAATCTCTGACCCCTGAGTCAATAACGCCGCCTGACCAACGGCCACAACCCGGCATTTTCCCGAGGAGGAAAAATGAAAGTGAAGTTTGCAGTTTTCGGATTTATCTGTGCATGTGCGCTGGCGCTGGCGGTTTCGTTCTCCGGCGCGCAGAGTGCGCAGCAAACGCCCATCGCGTATGACACGCTGGGGCATCCCATCTACGGCGGCCTCGATTGCGTCTCCAAGACGGCCCCGGCGGTTTGCGCCAACGACCTCACCGGCTCTGTGGTTGTGGCGGCCGGCGCTACCACTGTGGTGGTCAATGACTCTGCGGTTGCGTCCGGATCGCACATCATCGTGCAGGAAGACAGCTCGCTGGGCTCCAACCTGGGCGTTACCTGTAACACCACGCCAGCCACCGCTCCGCCCACCGTCTCCGCGCGCGTCATCGGTATCAGCTTCACCATCACTACAACCGCTCCCACTACCAACCCGCGCTGTTTCAGCTTCCATCTGTTCTCCTGATTGATCTCTGATCTCTGAGAAAAAGCCCGCTGAAACAGGGTTCCCGCCGACAGGTCATCGTCGGCGGGGTGTTATTTGCGGGCTTTTTCCATTCCGCAGCATGGTGAATATATGAGCACTAAGAACATGCCGACAGCGCTTCCGATGCAATATCGGGCCGCGAAGATCGATGCGGAACCGAAAGAGGGAGAACGGCTCTCCGGTCCCGATCCGGGCCGGTTTCGCTTTGCCGTATCCAGTGAAACCCCGTATCTGCGGAATTATTGGGAGGGTGCGGCGAATGAGATTCTTCAGCACGATAAGAAGAGCATTCGCACAGATCGCCTCGATTCCGGCCAGGTTCCCAATAACTTCAATCACGATCCCAACAAACAACTCGGCGTTGTTGACAAGTACGAAATCAAAGACGGCCGGCTTGTGGTTGAGGGTCCGTTCAGCCGCTCGGCGTTTGCGCAGGAAAAGCGCCAGGACTACGACGACAAGATTCTCACGTCCGCTTCCGTGGGTTACCGCGTTCACAAGATGGTACGCACCGAGGATGAGGACAACCCCGATGCGCCCGACGAATGCCGCGTAACCGATTGGGAGCCGTTCGACGCATCGCTCGTCACCGTGCCCGCCGATCCCACCGTAGGCGCGGGCCGCTCCGATTCCGGAGATACAAATTTCCCGGTTGAAATTGAAACCGTCTTGCGGCGAAGCGCAGAGCCTGTGCCCGCTGTTCAACCCATCATTGTGGTCGAACCGAATCAGGAGAAGAGAACCATGGCCGAAACGGCTGAGAAAACCGCAGCGGAATTGGAGCTAGCGCGGCGCAATGACATTATGGCCGTTGCGACCGATTCTGATTTCCGCAAGTATGTCACCATCGACGAGGCCCAGAAGGCCATTGCCGATAATACCTCCGCGAACAGCTTCCGCGATCTCGTCTCGCGCAAGATTTGCATAGCCAATGACGCCAGCAAGGTGGGCACCGCGGGCAGCAGCCTCTTCGGCGAGATGGATAAGTCGGATCGGAAGCGTTTCTCTGTCTTCCGGCTGGTCCGTTCGCTCACCAATGCCGCCCGCCCCGGCTCCTTCCCGACGAGCCTGTGTGATGCGGCCCTTGAGCGCGAATTCAGCGACGAACTGAAGAAGCGCCTCAAAATCACCACGGAAGGACCGCTGATTCCGGACTCGCTTTCGCGC